CTGGGGGAGGTGCAGAAGATCCTGCTGCCGGAAATTGACCGGGTGCTGGCCTGGGAGCCCAGGGCCGAGGCGAAGAGCGCAGTGGCGGAACTGGAGAATGGGGCGTTGGTGATCACGGTGACGGTGGAGGTCTGAGGAGGCTGAGTAGATGGCAGAGGAAATACATTATTTAAGCTTTGACCCGGAGAAGCTTTTTGAGGAGATGCACCGGGCATATTTGGAGGCCGGGGGCGAGGCACTTTATCCGGGGGACGAGAAGGATATGCTGCTGCGAAGCTGTCAGGCGGTGATCACCCAGGCATTCGCGGGAGTGGACCACGCGCTGCGGATGGCGACGCTGCGGTATGCTACCGGGGAATACCTGGACCTGTACGGCGAGAACCGGGGGTGCCTGAGGATGGAGGCACTGGCGGCGGAGGCGGAGATCGAGATCACGGCCAGGGCCACCGGGAAGCCCCAGCTTCTGAAAAGCGGCACGCTGCTGACGGCGGACGGGGAGACCCTGTACGCCCTGACGGACAGCGTAATGCTCAGCGGGCTGGCGCAGACCCTGCGGGCGGTGATCCGGGCGGAGAAAACCGGCACGGACGGGAACGCTCTGACCGCCGGGACCCAGATGCAGACCCTGCTGCCCTTCGCGGGCATTGAAAGCATCTGCTGTGCGGAAAGCGCGGCGGGGGGCCGGGAGCAGGAGGACGACGAGAGCTACCGGGAGCGGATCCGGGCCTACGGGCTATCGAACATCACCACAGGCCCCAGGCAGCAATACGAGGCGGCGGCCATGGCCGTCAGCACGGAAATTCTGGACGCCCGGGCGGTAAACCAGGGGGCCGGAAAGGTGGGCATTGCCATTCTAGCGGCGGAGGGCGCGGAGGACAGCCTTCTGACGGAGGTGGAGACGGCGCTGAACGACCTGAGCGTCCGGCCTATGACGGACCAGGTGAACGTATTTCGGGCGGAGGAAAAGCCCTACACCATCAAGGCAGCCTACAAGGCGGACCGGGGCGAGAACCTGGCAGAGGATATGGCGGAATGCGTAAAGAGCTATCAGAGCTGGCAGGACGGCACCATCGGCAGGACCTTTAATCCGGACCGGCTGATGGCGGCCATGTATCAGGCGGGGGCGGAACGGGTGGCCTGGCAGACCGGCAGCGCATTCGGCGAGGCCGGGGCGATCGAATATACGGAGATCCCGGAGACGGCCTGCTGCAAGGGGACGATCACCCTGGAGGTGCTGAACTGATGGAAATTCCCATGGAGCAGCTGCTGCCGGGGTTCCTGCGGCGGGACAAGACCTGCGCGGCCCTGGGGGCGGCCCTGAAAAAGGGGCTGGAGATCTTCTGCGGCAAGACGGAACAGGGCCTGGACGTGCTGCTGCGGGCGGAAAAAATGCCGGAGTGGCGGCTGGATGAAATGGCCTGGGAGCTGGGCTGCCTGTATGACTACGGGGCGGAAATTTCCATGAAACGGGAATGGATCCGGAACGCCGTGCCGCTGTATGCCAGCTACGGAACGGCGGAGGCCATTTACAAATACCTGGGGGGCTACTTTGAAAGCGTCCAGGTGGAGGAATGGTGGCAGTACGGGGCGGAAGGATATCATTTCCGGGTGATCGTGGCGGGGCAATGGACGAAGAAAAGCGCGGACTGGGCCAGAGAAGCCATTGAGAAGGTCAAGAATGTAAGAAGCGTGCTGGACTATCTGGCAGTCGGCAGCGAGATAAAAGTGCTGGCGGCAACGGAGACGGACTACACACGGTTCACCTGCCCCATGGCAGGGGAGATCATGGCGGGCGTATACCCGGGAGAGGATCTGTAAATGGCAAAGAAATTGACAGCGGCGGCGCTGACAGAAATGGTCACGGCGCTGCGGGATAAGATCGCAGGCGCGAAATACATGGTGGGCGGCCAATGGCGGGAAACTGCTGTGACCAGCTGCGAGATTGGGACGGACGGGAAGCTCTATGTGGGGCTGATGCTGCAGCCGACGGCGGCGGAGATCGTTACCCAAGTGGCCCTGACGGACAGTGCCGGGGCGGTGCTGGCCCAGGCGGAGGAGAGCATTGCGGGGTCCAATACGGACACAGGGGTCTACTACCGGTTCCGGGTAAGTGTGACAGAGGGGGAATAACATGGCATACGAGAAGACGGTCTGGAAGGACCATGTGGTGGAGCGGCCAAAGACCTACCGGATGGTGGAGAACGCCGACGGCACGGTGACGCTGGTGCCGGAGACGGGGCAGGTGATCCAGCAGGGCACGGCGCTGAACGCGGAGAACCTGAACAAGATTGAAGATGCGCTGGAAGCCCATGAAACTGAACTGGGCGACAGACTGGAAAAGGCGGGCGGGACCATGACCGGCAGCATCCGCATGAGCGGCAACGCGGTGCAGGAGCTGAAGGAACCGGTCAGCAGTGCCGACGCGGCTACCAAGGCCTATGTGGACGGGAAACGGAAGCAGTTCTCGGCTGCGCTGGCCACCGCCTGGGAAGGTGCCGGACCCTTTACGCAGACCGTGGCAGTCAAGGGTATTCTGGAAACGGACATGCCCCATGTGGTGCCGGTGTACGGTGACGACAGCGACACGGCGGCTTCCCGGCAGGAGGGCTGGAGCTGCGTGAGCGCCGGAAAGGCGGTACCGGACGGTATTCTCTTTACCTGCTTTGACAGCAAACCGGACGCGGCGATCCCCATTCAGATCGAGGTGATGCGGTAATGGGACAGTGCTTTTTGTATGGGAACGGCAGTGCGGGCGCCGGACTGACCATTGTCTCCGGACTGACGGAACCGGTGAAGCCGAAGGAGAATATGATCTGGGTAAAATCCGACAAGGCCGGGAAGAAATACGTCTTTGCGGAGGCCGCGCCGGAAGCGCCTTTTGAGGGGCTGATCTGGTTCAGTGCCACGGGGGACGGGATCATCACGCAGGCCAACGTCTATGCCGACGGCGCGTGGAACCGGGTGGATGCGTATATGTACCTTTCCGGGGCCTGGGTGCATATTGCAAGCTCGATCGTGTACCTGTACAACAAAGGCGACACCTGCGATGCGGTGTCTGGCGGCTGGGAAGCAGCGCAATGGTACATAAACAGTGGATCTACCGGATCAGTCCCCAGACTTACGGAGGGAGCCAGCAGCCTTGCGGTTAGCTATACCGGAAAAGACGGCCTGTTGGACACCCGCGCATCGGTAAACCTGGATAAGATCAGAAAGGTGTGCGCTGTGATCAGCGGCAACGGCAGCGCCAAAAGCGCCCTTGCTGTGTCCGCGGGTTCCGGCGCAATCGGATTCCCGCCAAATGTTAAGGCGTCCAAATCCCTTTTCAACGGTACTGTGGAACTGGACGTGAGCGCTTTGAGCGGGAATCACTTTGTGGGCTTCTTGGTACTTGGGAACTTTACCGTTGAGGCCGTTTGGCTATCCTACTGATGCGGGAGGCGCGATATGCAAATTTATATTGATGCTGATTTTAAGTGCTATACCGCCCTGAAGGAGGGACGGACAGCGCTTGAAACCGATTTTTTTGAGGGCAAGTGCGCAGTCTACATTGAGGGCTACCGCTTTGTCCCGGCCGGGAAGACCTGGACGGCAGCGGACGGCACGGTGTATTCCGGCGAAATGATTACTCCCTGGAAGCCCTGGGCGGAGCTGGACACCGCCCAACGTGCCTATGAGCGGGAGCGCGCCGCCGCGCTGAAGGCCCAGAATGACGAGCTGGTGGAGGCCATGGCAGCCATGGTGGAGGATGTGTACAATTCCGATCTGGCCGCAATTGAGGAGGGATAAACGCTATGCTTGGCGTTACCGTAAATATTTTTGACTGGAGGAAATTTGTTATGTACAAAAGCATGAAAATTCTGATCGGAAAGAAGTTCTATAGGACCGCAGAGCAGGCTCAGAACAAGCTGGATGTGTTTTTCGCCTGCAATCGCCTGACGGACGATGAGTACACAGAGCTCACCGCTCTGACGGCGGATCTCTATGGAGGCGAGGCCGCTTGACGGTAAGGCAGCTGCAGCTTCTGCTGAGTTATCTGGACTATAGCCCGGGAGAAATCGACGGCGTGGCGGGGGAGAAGACGAAAAGCGCCGTGGAGGCCTTCCAGCGGGCAGAGGGCCTGGCGGCAGATGGGGAAGCGGGGGTGAAGACCCAGGAAAAGCTCAAAGAGGCCGTATTCCAGGGCCGCTTTCGGAAGCAGGAGGCGGAGCGCTTCTGGAAGGACATCCGCTATTTTTCCAGGAACGAGCCCTACATTGCCTGCCCCTGCGGGAAATGCGGCGGTTTCCCCACAGAGCCTGTGGAAAAACTGATGCGCCTTGCGGACCGGGTGCGCGCTGCTGCGGGCGTTCCCATGGTCCCCAGCAGCACTGTGCGGTGCAGGGCTCACAATGCAGCCGTAGGCGGCGTGGCCAATTCCAGGCACCTGACGGGCTGTGCCATGGACTTCTCCCTTCGGGGCTGGAGCGCCGAGAGAACGCTGACACTGGTGCGGCAGCAGAAGGAGGTCCACTATGCCTATGCCATTGACGGCACCCATGTGCACATGGACGTGAACCCATAA